ATGCCTTCATTATTTGACGTAACTGCTGGGTCTTTAGTAGGCCCAACAACAGGCGGCACTGTAACTCAGGCCACCAATAAAGCGACTACTGTTATTTCTAATACAGAGTCAGGCCAAATCACGATGAACAACGCTGCCTTGGCTGACGCTGCGGAAGTATCTTTCACAGTGACTAACAGCAAGGTTGCAGCAACAGATGTTGTTGTCGCTTGTCATGGTTCTGCTGGTACAGCAGGGGCTTACATCGTGAGTGCAAACAGCATTGCTGCTGGTTCATTCAAGATCACAGTTTCTAACGTATCTGGCGGCTCATTGAGTGAAGCTATTGTTATTAACTTCGTTGCATTAAAAGGTGCATCAAGCTAATGGCTATTTTCGCTTTTAGGCGAATGAGAGAACAAAATGAGGCTGCTGATAAAGCAGCTTCACTTGTTCAAACTCAAGCAAAGCCAAAACCAAAACGTAAGCCAAAACCAAAACAAATAAATGGCGATAACTCTTGACGCTACTGTTGGCGGTGCAAATGCCAATACTTACATTACACTTGATGATGCAAACGCTATCATCGAAGGATTCGTTCTGAGTGATGACAATGCCGCTTGGGATAATTCATCTACTGATAATAAAAACAGGGCATTGTTTACAGCCGCCCAGAGAATAGATAGAGAAAAATTTTTAGGGGCAAGAGTAGCTGATACACAGGCTTTGGAATGGCCTAGATCAGGAGTAAGAAAACCTGATACTTATACAAACCTTTATGGCTTATCTTTTCCAAATAGATTAGTCGCTGATTATTACACCGATACAGAAATACCAGACAGAGTAAAAAAAGCTCAAGTTGTTTTAGCCGTTTATTTGAATAATAATAGAAATGGTTTAGAGCTTAGTGGGTTGGAAGATTTTGCGGCTGTAAGTGTTGGTAATATAAATGTAACCCCTAGATTCTTTG